AGAGTTACTAAAAAAGCAACAGTACAAAGTATAACTCTAAAACATATTTCACAAAAAATAGATCATCTACATAAAGATGTAGAAACAAATCATAAAGATATAATAGCCCTTAAAGAACAAGTAGCTATGGGTAAAGGTGGACTTAAAGTTATTTTTTGGTTAGGTGCTATAGTAGGTACAATACTAACAACATTAAAAATAACAAAAGATTATCTATGAGTGATTATTCATTACCATTTACATTTAAAATACAAGAGTTAGACAATGGTTATTATGAAGTAACTGTAGTGTGTACTGGATTTCAAACTCCTAATGAAGCAGAAAATTATATTAATACATGGAATAATTTAGTTACTTTATTTCCATGGGAAGATACCCCAACAATACATTAATGAAAGAACAACCAATATCATTATCAGATAAAACAAAATTAAGTATGCCCATTGCTAATTTAATTGGCTTGATTATGATTGTAGCTAGTGTTGTATTTATGTATAGTGGTATTACTGCACGACTTACATCTCTCGAAACTTCAAGAGAATTATATGATGCTGATCTATTAAAAAAATCCACACAATTACCTACAGATCAAGAACAATATATGTTACTTGAACATCTAGCTAAACAAGTAGAGGGAATACAAGATGAACTTGCAGAAAATAGGAACAATAATGTGAACCTAAATCGAGCAATGAAAGATATCGAAAAGATGCAAGTTGTGATAGAAGAGATGAAAGATAAAATAAGAAACAATGGTAATGGAACACACTAATGATAGATAAATTTTTAATTAAATTTTTTGAATTTATAGATAATCAAATACAAAAGATAGAAGATGTATTGACATTTGATGTAGGACAAGAACTTAAAAAAAAGAAAAAGAAAAAGAAATGAAGATAGCATTAGTATTTGCACTATTGATGTTCACACCAGCAGATTTAGAAAATCCAATGGAGTTTATGATAACTGATGGATTATCTAAATGCCTTAAACTAAAGCGTGAGGCAGTAAGAAATACAAATCCTGATAGAATCAAGTGGGTGTGTAAAGAAGTAAAAGCAGAAATAGAAATTGATTCGACAGGTAAATTACATATAAACAAACTAATAAAGGAGTAACAATGGACATGGAAACATTTGATGATATGACTGTAATGGCAGGTACACTTTGGGGAGAAGCAAGAAACCAAGGAGATGAGGGAATGATTGCAGTTGGTCATGTAATATTAAATAGAGTAAAAGCTAACTCATGGTATGGGGATAGTGTTAAAGGAGTCTGTCTAAAAGAATGGCAGTTTAGTTGTTGGAATGACAACGATCCAAATAAAGAAAAAATTTTAGCACTTGATTATTCGGATGATGCTTTTTGTAAAGCTGTAACGATATCATATTATTTATTAAAGAATAAAATAAGTGATCCTACTAATGGTTCAACCCATTATCATACTACAACTATATCTCCAAAGTGGGTAGAAGATAAACAACCTACTGTTGTTCTTGGAGATCATATGTTTTATAATAATATTGAATAGGAAATAATATGTTAAATATGATTAGCCCAATAGTTGGAAGTTTATTTAAAACTGTAGATAAAGTTATAGATAACAAAGCTGAGGGAGAAAAAATTAAAGCTAAGATTCAAGAGAAACTTCTAGCAGGAGAACTAAAAGAGTTAGAGGGTGCGGCAAAGATAATAGAAACAGAAGCTAAAGGTGGATTCTTACAAAGAAACTGGCGACCTATAATGATGCTTACTTTTGCAGGTTTAATGGTAGCTCATTGGTTTGGATTTACCGCTCCAAATATACCTGAGTCTGTACAAAACTCTTTACTTAATATAATACTGGTAGGTATAGGTGGTTATACTGTAGGAAGATCAGCAGAAAAAGTAGCTACTAATTTTAGAAAGGGTAAATGATGTTAGATGAACTGAAAAGACATATCAAGAACGCCTTTAAAGGGGGCTGGATGCACGATATATCGGTTAAGTGTACTCAATGTACCAATAACCTACATCCTCGTGTATGGCTTTCTTTGGTGGTTCTAGCACTAATTCTAGGTTTGTTCCTATGAAATATATACTCATACTGTATATGTGCAGTATGAATACTGGGCAATGCCCATCTAATTCTATATCAGGGTATCAGTTTGATACTCACTATGATTGTGTAACTGCTGGGTATGCAGTTGCCCAACGAACATATAAGAATTTACTTACAATGGAAGAGTATGATTTAGAAAATATTAATAAAAATAAATTAGTTATTAAATTTGAGTGTAAAGGTATTAAGACTAAAGATATTTAACGACCTTGACCACGATACTTCTTCCATGATCTGCGTTTAGATTTATTCATTTTACATTTACTTGGATTCCTACCTATTGAAGTCTTATGAAAGATAGGTTCATGTTCGAGATGATCTTTAAATTTCCTAGCCATACCAGTTATATACTCCCCATATACCTAATAGTATATAAAGAACTTCCATTATGAAACGCCCATACCCCTCTTGCTTCGTACTGTTCCACCCCCAGTATGCCCACATGGTAGAAGAAATCACTGCAAGACACCATCCTATTACTTGATAACTAGCTAACTTAAATGTTGTTAGCAAGAAAGCACTTAGTACAGATATAGTTAATGCAATGTACCTAGCTATCTTTGTTTCTAAGTTTTTCCTTAACTTCCAAATCATATGGCAATTTATACTCGCTATGGTTTAGAAGTAAATCCACAAAATAACCTAACTTTATAGCCACTAATGACTCAGCATTATCTTCATGCATTACTAATGCATCAGCACTACCCATCCAATTCTTTAATGTTTTAAATCCTGCACCATTTTTTCTAGCTTTAACTTCAATGATTACATCAGGGTTTTTAATTTGAATGTCGTGAGGAAAGTCAATCAAAGCCCCACTAAGAGGTTGTCGTTTTGCAGACAAACCTTTCTTGATAAAATATTTAACCAAGTTATATTCGGTTCTATATCCTTTTTGTTTAGATTTTTTACTCACAAGGATTCTCCATTTCTTCAGGTTGCTTTAATATCTCTTGAATATTTTGCAATCTTAGAATTGGAAAAGCATCCCATGACTTTTGTATATAGAAAGCTAACTGATCTCTAATTGCATAAGGATTTTCCTTAGCAATTTTGTCAGCCATCATATATGCTTCGCCATTAATGTTTTGATTTTGCAATTTTTATACCTCCTTTCTCATAATCTCTATTAACTATTATGCGTCTAGCATCTCCAAACTTACCTATCTTTTTTAGGTATTCTTTTTTAATCAAAGCATCTACGACTTTATAAATCTGCGACTTAGATTTATATCTAGTACCTTTTAATATATCTTCATAACTTGGAGATATTTTTTCGTTACTAATATACTGCTTGATAAAACTATAAATTGCATATTGAGTTCTTGTCATTTCTTTTGTTCCATTTCTAGTATCTGTATATACTCATTCAATCTGTCTATTTCTTTTGCTTGTATAAGATTATCTCGTTTGTAATCTTTTAATAGAGCGGTACATTTATCTAACCGCTCCATTAATTTATTTATATCGTTAATCTCTTCTGTCATTAGAAAGGTACATCTTCTGATGTTTCATTTTCATAGGTCTTATCGCTACCAAAATCATCCATCTCATTCTGAGATGATTTTGATTCGCTCTTAGAGTCAAGCATTTCCATTTTACTTTCAAACCGATCAAGATGCACTTCAGCTTGTTTCATTTGTATGCCCTCTTTATCCCATGTTTTATATGTCAATCTTCCTTGCAGTAATACTTTGCTACCTCGCTTAGTATATTTTTGTAATACTTCTGCAATCTTCTCATCCCATACAACAACCTTATGCCACTCAGTAAGTTTCTCTCCTTTGATTTTCTTATGTGTCGCAACACTAAGGAGAGCATAGTTGCCCCCCTTAGAAGTTTGTTTAATATCAGGATCAGCACCAAGATTTCCTATTAGTGTGATACTATTATACATTAGTTTCCTTTCCATTAGTTAGTTCATGTAGTCTTGTTTCATATAAAGTTTTTGTTTGTAGATAAACTGCAGGACTTGTCTGCTTAGCTTTACCCATATGTACTTTATACATTTGTCCATATGCTTTTAACTCTTTAAGATTCTTGCTAGAGTTAATCTCTCCTTGGAATGTTTCTAACTTTGTATCATCACTAGCACCTACATTATTAGTAGGTTTAGTATTAGAAGATAAATCCATTTCATCTTCTGAATATACAAAGCCATGCATACCAAGTAGTTTTAAGATTGCTCTATCAACTGCTCTTTTCTCAGCCATAGCATAAGGATAGGAATTTTTATTATTCTTAGGACTTGCTTCTCCATAGGTAATAACTTTTTCCTCACTCCCATTTACTCCGATTGATGCTCTACATTTAATACAAACTATTCCATCTCTTGAATTAGTTTCTATCTCCTCTAGGTCATATCGTATTTTATTTTTTGCACCTGCGATCTCTATGTATCTATGGTACATTACCCAAGTTCCATGACAATCCCATAAGCATTGCTTAGGATCAAAGCCAAGTTTCTTTAGGATTTGTTTTACTCTTTCGTCTAGTGGTTTAGCCATCTTACATACCTCCTTTGGTTTCTTCTTTGATGGTTAAGTAACCAGCTTTTGTTCTGCTGATTACAACTCCTCCTCCAACTGCTTTCCTACAGTTATCAGGAATCTTTGCTTTCAAGACTTTGCCCAATGCAGTATTCTCATTTGCAATCTGCTTTGTTTCAACCCATCTTGTAGCATTTGATAAGAATTGATTATCTTTATTCTCATCAAAATTTAGTGTTATCATGTCATTGATTTTAATAGCACCAGCAAGTTTAGGTAACTCATCTGTTTCTATTTTCTCAGGTTCTTTGTCATCTTTAACATAGGACCAAAAAGATTTCTCAATGTCATAAAGTTTCTTTTGATAATTTTTATCAGCATCAATCTTGCAATGCTCATGTCTTTGATTGCCAAAGATTACAGATAGCCAAGCATGATTACATCCACTAACCATAAGGTAGTGTTGTATCTGTGGCATATAAGTACCAATACAATTATCTAAAGTGTTATTAGAATTAGTATGTTTGTATTCTACTATTGCATTATCCGACTTAGAATAATCATCATAGTGTGCAAACATAAATTCTTTTTCTGTTTTTAAATTAGCATGATGAACAGACAATTCGTTTATGTCTAATTCAGATGCATAGTTTAGGAACATTCTATTTACTGGTTCGGTATGAATACCTAGCTGAACAGCAAGAACTCTTGATAGATCATCAGGTTCTTTTCGATTAGTTTTTTCTAACCAAAGGTCATGCCAATCCCCTCGCATAATTCTTGTGGCATCACTACCACCAAGACCACGATTACGATTGACCTTGACATCTTCAACTGGAGTCTTGATAACTTCTTTTGTTTTCATTTCATTCTCCTTTTGTTTGTTTGTTATACTCTTTTTGTTTCCATTGTTCAAGCCTATAAAATGTTTGTGTAATTTTTCTAAGCCATCCTAAATGGTACTCATATGGTGCATCTAATCTATCGGTAAATTCTACTGGTAGTGGTAATCTTGCATACTTATATTTAATTAATATATCTTCCATACAATCTTTAAGTAATGCAGTAGGATATTTTTGTAGTATTCTAAAGTATTGTTCTAATCCAGTTTCATTTGGTATGTTAATAGAAAAGGTACTAGCAATAGTTTCTAATACAACTGCAATATCTTTTCTAGTACATGGTTTAATACAACTAGCCATGCTATTAATAATATTAGGTGCATCTTTATCTATCGTATTTGATGGTACGAATGTTTTGTCTTTGCCCATCAGATACCTTATCTCCCATACTCGCAACATCAGAGATTCTTTTGCGTCTTTCTTGAACAGCATTGGAATCATATGGATTGTTGCGTGTTTGAGCTTGTCTTCTATTGTTACTAAATTGGATTGATCTTCTAATCCAGTTTCTAAAACAAGCATCCCAGTCTGCTTTAACATCTCCATTTGCTTTGTAATGATCTGTGAATTTTTCTTTTTCATAATTTATATCTACCTCACTTCCATGATTGTTAATGATATAGTCAATGCATTGAGGACTAGGTTCGTATTCTCCTATCATTGACTTGTGTTCTAGTAATGCAATATTCATATCTAATGCATTACACCAATTCAAAAAGTTAGATGCATTTGGTATTTGCTTTAGACTCTCCCACTTATTAATGAGAGAGTCAGCAACACCAACTTTTTCTGCAAGTGCAGTAGCATCTATCCTAAGATATTGTCTGCGTAACTTCAGATGATTGATGATCTGATTGTACAACATAACTCCTCCAATCTATTTGGTCAGCATAGCTACCTCTCTTCTGAAAGAAGTAATCATACTTAGGAAATTGTGCCATAAACATACGACTATAAAAAGGTTTATAATCATTGTTAATTTTATAATCTTTATCTGTAGTTATGACACTTGTTTCCCATCTGATTCTATTGATTATCATTTCAGATGATAACTTAGCATGACCTTTGTTGATTGCTTGTAATGTAAATTGTACAAACAACTTATATACTTCAGGATTTTTTTCATGGAAAGTTTTAAACTCTCCAACTAAATCCTTAAAGTTCTTTTGGTTCAGCATGATCTATCTCCTGTGTAATAGGTACATCATATGACAATGTATCTAATATAAAAGGTACACGATTAAGATTGCATTGCAAAAATTTCATAGCTAATAAAAACTTTTGTAATGACATTCCATTTGCACCGCTTTCATACTTTTGTACTTGCTGAAATGTTACACCTAATGATTTGGCTAACATTGATTGTGTCATTCTTGGATTCTTATTAAGTCTTTGTTGCTTAATAAATTCTCCAACAACTTGATTAAAGTTACTCATTTGTTTCCTCCTTTTCATCTACAAGATCATCTATATGACAATCCATTACATCCCATGACATACCTAGAGTAGCGTCATGTCTTCTTAAACATCTATCTAAAACTTCTCGACAATCATCTGTTGAAAATTTTATCTTAATGTTTCTATCTTTTAATTGTTGTTTAACATCTGTTACACACCAATCAAAACTAACTGTGTCTTCATCTTTCCATTGCATATTTCCTCCTAACTTATTTTGATAATGAGTTTAGCATTATCGTTTTTCTCTTTGGGAAATTCTATTGAGATAGATTCTAAACTCTTATAGGTTCTATCTTTAGCATCATCCCAATGACTACCACTAAATTCGACATCAGCTTTACTATCAATTCTGTTTAGAGTTTGTAGTATAAACTTGAAGTCATCACTATTTACTTTCATTACGCAACCTCCTTGATTACATTTGTTGTTGATTGTAAATTCTTACAAAAGTCTAATGACTTACTTGCAAGACTTGATGCTTTCCAAATAGCATCTTCGTTCTCTTCTAAACATTTGATCCAGCTATTAAGATACATAGCATGGTCTTCTCTTGGAGAAGAAGTTATGTTTAGATGACTAGCAATAAAACATGATCCAAGTTCTGCAACTAATTCTTCGAATGCATATCCACTTGAACCAAACTTTGTTGATAGTTTTCTATCGCATCTATCTTTATGACCTGTCCAATGAGTCAGCTCATGGAACATAGTGCAATAGTAGTTTTCTGTAGCGGTACTGTGTTCAGTATTGATAAAAGATTCTTTGCTTGGCATACGAATCTCATCAATGCTTGGTACATAACAGGCTTTACCACTACGAGAAATCTTTGCTCCTGTATTATTTATAAATACATCAGCAGTATTATTGTCATTGACTTTGTTTTCGAATGTATCAAAGCCAACAAACTTTTCTGTATTACCCTCTACTTGTTCTATATTAAATACATCAAAGGTTCTAAACAACTGAAACATTTGTTCTTTTGTTTCTCCTTTTCTTTCTACTTCTTTAATGTATTTCTTTATGAACAATAACTTTGTAGATGATTCTCCTTTCTTTACTTGACATCCATGTTTGTTCCACTGCTTGTATGTTCCCCAAACATATCTGTCATATGGTTCAAATGCTAACTGCATAATGTTACCGCCAGTATATTTGTAACCATCTACTGAAGTGAATAGTTTATTAGCCCAAGGTTTTGTCCATTGACTACCTTGTTCTTTCATTAACTTCAGTATGTTTTTTGTAATGCTATGGACTACATCTTTTGCTTTGCCTTGCATCATACCTCCTAGTTATATTGTTATTATCATTACAATCATTGTGAAAAGAAACAGAACACAACAATAGAAATCAATACTACTCATAAAATCTCCCTGATTTTTTTGTATTGATCTCGTATTGCATTCGCTTCTTGATACAATTTTTTCCACTTATCTTTGTCAGGGTTATCAGGATATAATTTAATGTAATTGAAT